GTTCCTTGGGTACCGTCCGTATCCTTAATTCTTTAGAGGAAATACAAGATGAAGTTTGTAGCACTGGCGCTTGTCCTGTTCGCTAGTATCATTGGTTACCAGGAGTACCAAATCAAGGAACTCCATGATAACCTTGATATCACGATGGACGTTCTGATTAAAACACTTCAGTATACCCTCGGTCATGATGGAGGCTATGGTGGATAATGCTTATGTGATCTGGCTGGAACCGACCTGTCCTGACTGTGAATGTGTTTTCGCCCACTATGACAATAGCGTAGGCCGGTCATGGTGTAAAGATCGTCTAGAGGACTGCGAGGAATGTGGACGGCCGTGGGTTAAGTATGAGTTGTCCCTGGATCAACCTCTGGATACGGAGGAAGCTGATGACTGAGACTATTACTCCTAAGGACCTGCGGAGACCTGAGGCTGAGGAAGAAGCCGCAGTCCAGGATGGTATGCTTCAGTATTTCAATGAAGCTACTAAGTTGACTGACTGGTATGGAACTCAAGAGTCCAATCGGACACCTTTTGATTATAAGTGGTACTATAAGCCACGTAAGCAGAAACAATAGTAATTTAAAAAACACCGATAGTGACTCAAGTTTCCTTGGGCTACTATCGGTTGTTTTTATTTAGGTAAGTCTTTAAGCCACTCAGCCACTGCCGGTGCTTTAGAGTACCCTAGGAGGCTAAGTATACCTACAAGAAACCAAATAAAATATTTTGAGGTGGACTTCAGTACTGACTGTGTTGCACGACGTTCAATCATGTCTTGGTGCAACTCTTTAAGCAATGGTGTCACTTCCTTGATTTGCTGAAGCTCTACTTCAAGCCTAATAAGCCTCTCAATCACAGAATATTCATTTGTCATGGAAATGTCACCACCTGTGTTGGGAGGGTCCTAACAGTGGTATTACCCGCGTTAGCCTGAGTGAAGTCAACCCATCCTGCCGGCTTATTGGTAGGATAGACAAATGGTATAGTACCTGTCAGACCAAGGGCTCCAAAGGTAGTACCTACGTCTTGGCCGTTAGTAACATTCCATTGTGTCCAATCTGCCCACTGCAATGGGTTAGCCGGCTGTCCACCAATATCAAACCTGTTGTTCGAGAAGTAGACAGGACCAACATCAACGAATTCGTTGTTATTACCATAGATACGTGGGAAGTCCGTAGCTGTCTCGGTGTACTGAACAGCATTACTCTGGAACGTGAAGTTAGCATTAGTAGCAGCGCATCGGTACAGCATGTTCTGTGAGACTGCGGCACCAGTCCAGTTGTTTGTCAGAATGTCAGTACCAGGGTTAACTATAATATTATTATGGATATTAAGGTTGATACCGAAGTGGTGAAAGATACCTGACGTTCCAGCAGTGTGTATCGTATTCTTATCGATCTCAACGTCCGACCCATCTTCGTCGATATAGATACCAGCAGCAGGTGACGTGGTTTCATAACCATTTACATTCTGAATGATATTCTCTGTAATTCTACTGCCTGGAGAGTTGCCCGCAAGGTAGATACCAGCGAAGTCAGAAGTAACATTCTGTCCGATGTTCTTAGCGAAGTTCCTCTTAACCAACAGGTTTGTCGTAATAGGACTTGGGTTAGGAACATAAGTAACGGGAGGACCTGAGGAACAAGAGCCACCGGCAACGACATAACCAAGCTCATAACCGGGACCATAGGTATCCTCAACATGGTTGTTCTCTATAGTACCGCCAGTAGCATTATTTACAGTGATGCCTGATGCTGCTGCATTGATACGGCCAGTACCTTGGACCTTGTTGTTTTTAAGGACAACACTTGTAATATCTTGGGGACCCGTGTCCGACCCTAGTGCTAGGGGCCACCAGCGTTGAGTACGGAGACTAAACCCACCAAATCTGATGGTAACAGGGTTTGTCGTAAGGTTAGCACCACTCTTAACCTGAATACGGAATGCACCTGTGACATTGTTTACGTTAACGTCACTAAGGACTAGAGTATTGAACATATACCTAGTGTTCAATGCACCTCCAGCCTCAGACGTAAGAGTAGCAGCAGATTTCCTTAGGTTAGTAGTTGCCCAAGACGATAGGAAGGTGGAGTTATTCCTAAGGTGAACCTGATAGTCTGCTAGGTTGATACCTGTAGTCGTACCTGAGGCTAGCTTTATGTATCCATCAACGAAGATAGACTCACCATTAACGACCGGGTAACCATCAATAGCAGTAAGACCACCTGCCGATGCATAGTAGTAGACATCAAAGTCAGTACCTGCGGTATTTGTGCCAGACAGTGCTACGTCAACATATGGTATGCCATTCTCTTGACCTGTAGTAAACGTCTGGGTGATACCATTGTATGGGTTAGGAATACCACCCCAATTAGCACCTCTTGTAGTTCCTGTGAAACCCTTAAAATCAGGGTTCAACAGCATGTTTTGACCCTGGTTATTATAGAGGGATACAGAACCTACAGTCTTCTCGGGGATATATTTAGAAACGTTGAAACCAATACTTCCAGTATCATAAGCATTAGAATTGATGATTTGACAGGAACCACAACCATAGGTCAGGGTAATACCTGTACCACCCGTGTTTCTAACAGTGACACCATCAAAGATAATATTAGTAGCACCAGCAACATAAATAGCAGACTCATCCTTCATACCCGCCTGTTCACCTGAACTAGTGTTGAACGATGGGCGAATGTTGGTATGGGCGAAGTGAAGGCCTTTGAAGGTAATATTGTTAACAGTAGCAGTACCGTCGTTCCTGTTAGTGACAAACATAAGGTTGTCCAGAACAGGGATCACCATGCGGTTAGTATTGATAGTTTCACCGACCTTAGGTTTATACTGGATCTTACCAACAAAGGAGATACCACTAACGTCTCTGCGAATATAGAAAGTACCATCCTGTGTAGCTAGGTTCTCATAAACGTTATCAATGAAGTACCTAGAGCCTGGAGTAGGACTATCGGGAACAGAACCATAAATATGATCGACGGTTCTATTACCTGTCCAACTGGTTGTCGTAATAGTCTTAGTACCACTAACGATACCGGCAATCCTAGCTCTTTGCAAAGTCCAGATGCCAAAGACACCTACCTCAGCATCGGTAGGACTCAGCATACTAGGGTTAACATCGGTACCAGAGTACACAAATTGATTGAGGGAATTACCAGGGGCATTACCCACGGTACCATAGTTACTCAAAGTAAGATAAGAGCTGAACCCAGGTGCTCGAGGTCTCAACCTCCGCTGATCATCAACCCAAAATGACCTAGGGTTCCATAAGCCTGTCTGTAGGTTTACTACGGTCTTTTCCCATATACCACCAACGTTTGTCCAGCCTGTACCAAGGTCGCGGCCACCAGAGATGACTGCGGTTTGACCTGGGGCACTTTGCCATGTGACCCTGTTTACGGTAGACCCCCCGGAGTCAGCCGCAGTAAACACAAGTGGTTCTGTTAGTTCATAGGTACCACCAGCAACCTGTACCGTCCATGCACGACTCTGGCCTGCACCACCTAAGACCGCTCTTAGTTTGGTCTGAGCACCTGCTATAGTCAGACATGGGGTGGCACTACTAGTACAATTGTTAGCGTCAGACCCCGTTGTAGCTACAAAGAAGTCTGGTGTAACGACGGTATTGTTAGAGCCGAACTGAGCTGACCCGAATTGGAAAATAGCAGCATCAGCATGTACCAGTGTCGCCAAAATAACACTGAGATAGAAAACTAGTTTCTTCATAAGGGTTACCTCAAGCAGATAAGGCTTGAAGCCGTAGTCCCTGTAGCTCGTACCTGTCTGACCTGAACCCAGTATTGAGTACCGGCTTGAACGTTAGACCAAGTAACTGTACCCCCCTCAGTAAGAACAAGGGACATATCAGAGCCACCAGCAACACTTCCAACATAGATAGCGTTACATTGGATCAAAGTAGCATCACTAGGAGTAATAGCGGCTTGGGTATTTGGAACTTGATTGGTCAACTGTCTACCATCTGCATAAGCAGCAGTACCAATGGCGCTGAAGAGTGCAGCTAGGATGTACCTGTTCATTTCTTCTTTCCTGAGGTACAGACAGCTTTCCACTGTCTATTATGGGTGTCTATTTGTTCTTTAGTTTCCCTAGTGTCCTTAGAAGACCAGTAGATAGGCTTAGTGATCTTACAGTAACTATCGGTAACTGGTGTAGAACCATAGGGCTGACAGAACATAACGAAGATGCCGAAGCAGACTTGGGTCATTCTGGTCTCCTAAACTCCTGGTCAAAGGCTTCGTCGGTGTTTTTAGTCCTGTGGTCCTTAGAAGCCCGCTGTTCTGCTACAGAGACCATATCGGTTGTTTTAGTTACTTGTGCTTCATCGAGAGCTTTCTGTTGTGCCTTGCCGGCGTTAAGGAGACCCTGTTGCTTAAAGTAGTCAACTAAGTTAAGAATCAGGGTGAGCGCCACCTTAACAATGCTGATGACGCTCATTGTTGTTACTTCGCTTCAGGAAGGAAGACAGCCAGCAAGCTGCCGATGGCAGTGCCAACAATCGGGATAGCCTGCCCTATGTGCTCAGGGAAGGCTAAACCAAGCGCCGCAGAAACAGAGGCAAGACCCGCGTAGGTCGAGGGCTCACGGAGACGCGGAGCAAGCTTAACAAGAAGTTTACGAACCATTTCCATTAGATTAATTCCTTGAAATTAAGAGGCAGGTTGCCATACACGATAATAGTAGATGTCGAAAGTAGCAGTTCCGTCGTAGTCCCCACCATAGTTGTTCTGGTGAATGAAGGCGCCAAGCCACATATCGGCATGGGCAGGACCGTTAGGAGCACTAGGAACGGTATTCCATTTTGGTGGGATTTCATAAGTATCACCAATCTGGACACCATCACGAGAGAAGTTAATTCCGGTTCCAGGCCTAAGGAGAGCCCCCCACTTAATGTCTCGGCCCCAGATGGAGGCCGGCGAAGCTGCCGGGACACCGTACACGACCGGATCAACGTGAGGCTGATTCAGGCCACGGCTGTCCCACTGCGGTTGATCGGGGCCAGAATCGTTTGCTGACGAGATAATCGTCGAGGCATACACTTGGTCATAAGGATAACCGAAGTCAGGATCGGACGGACCGAGGTAACATTCCATGATGTCGAGTTCGGGACGGTTGATCCCCGGCCCTACTCCATCACGATTGCCACCAAGAGCTGCGTTGTAGCAGTTGATGTCCTGGAGGAACGCGGTGTACATCACGTTGAGGGTATTGCGGGGCGAGTCAGCGCGGCATGATATCTCGACGTACCAAGGGCGGTCAGACCGGAGCGAGAAGCCGTGGAAGTCGTTATCAATCGTCCAAATCGGAGTGCCCCAATTAGGGTTCTTCTGAAGACGAAGGGCGTTTCCAGTCTGCACATAGTCATTGACGGACTGGTTAGAGCGACCATAGACACTGCCATCATACGGCGGGCTCTTCCACGAGAACGGCGTGTTCTGAGTGTTAGGTCCTACAAGTTCAGCAACGGGTTTGGTCATATCAGGGTTGAAGACAGGAACCCATCCCGTAATACCCTTAGACGTAAGAAACTCAGGGTACGGAGGTCCCGGAGGTGGTGGCGGCGGCGGATCTTGATCCCTCAGACCATCAACAATAGTGGTAATATCAGCGACAGCCTTAGACAGGTGTAGACCATCGATGACAACTTTGATATCGTCTATAGCTTTCAACAAATCCGCATTACTAATAGGCATAAATAACTCCTAAGATTTAGTGTTCACGCCAATTCGTGCCATCACAAATGACGTTAATTCTATTTGTACCACCACCAGCAACAACTGAATTATAGGTAGCAGCGTTAGCATCTGTAACACGATATTCAAGGTCTTGGTTCCCTGCATTACAAGTTGGAAGGGTAGCTACAGTCACAGGAATCCACTTAAATGAAGCAGCTCTGATAGCACCACCACTGTAAGTACCATCAAGCTGGATACCATGAATAGCACTAGAGGCAGAGTAAAAGTCGTTAAGCCTTCCACTACCAAACATATAAATCCCATTAGGGATGTTATTACTTGAGATCTGTATTCCAACATTGGACGAACCATCCATAAGGATACCAGCAAGAGAATTAGTGCCATTAACATGAAGAGTCACAGGTGCTGTAGAACCATCATGAATTAAGCTAGAAGTAAGAGTTCCTGAGGCATTTATTCCATATAGTGTAGTGCCTGAAGGGTTAAATCTAATAGCAGAGTCAGAGTAAGCACCACCTAAGTAAACTCCTGTAGCTACAGCTGTACTGGTGTCCTCGATAGAGTTACCTGTATGGGGACCACCAATCCAGACACCCTTGCTTGCACCACCGATCTGCATAGTAAGACACGAGAACGTCGGGTTATTCCTACAGTCGAACCCTGACGAGGTAGAAGCAGAGTCTACTTTAAATCCCGCCTCGGTGTAAGTACCGTCAGCATAGAAACCTCTAGTTGATGTAGAGTGGTCTCGGAAGCCGGCAATACTATGTTGGGCAGCACTCAAGCTACCTGTCATAAATCCTGATGCAGCCTGGGTATCTTCACTGAAGACAGCAATGTCTGCAAATTTAGCTCCAAGAGCGAGGATACCATAATGAGCAGAGTATGGGCCTGTATTAGAACCGGACATACCAATCCAGCCCGTCCCTGGTCCACCATTCATACCCATGAAGATATTATAACAGTTATGGAGGCCAATAACACAGTCGGTACTGTCACCAGAGTAATCCAGTTCAAGACCAGGAGCCATGCTTTTGTCTGAACCAGCGGCTCTAATGTAGTTATTAACGAAGCCCCAAGTCTGAGCAGCACCAGGTTTAACTACAGTACCATTGTAGATACCTGCTTTATAACTAAGGGCACTATCGTTTATATAGTTCCACAAGCAAGTACCATCGATAATTCCGGTTCCAGTACCAGTGGGGCCGGAGCCCGAGGAAGCACTGGTACAACTAGCGTTAGTCTGTTTGTATACATAGGCTGAGGTACGAGCAATATTATTCACAGTGTAACTGGTTGATGGAGCCCACACCAAGGATGCTCCAGTCTCAGATACAGTGTTGACTTTAAGGCTAGCCTCGGCTTTACCAGCATCTGCGGTAGTCGTGGTTTTAATGAAGACCGTAGCTCTATCGTGGTCTCCATTAGCAAAACCAGTGATATCCGAGACAGAAACACCAGCACCACCAGAGGAAACACCGAAGTATTGACTAGGTGATGGGTACGGGTTTCCGACGATATTACCTGTGTACAGGTCTTTAATAGGACTGGCTGACCCTGAGATATCGATGTACCCATTAAGGCCAAACTTAGCACTACTAGCAGTACCTATAGGTGCCCAAGTTCCACTGCGGTCTTTAACAGACACTAGGCCTGTAGTACTGTCCTGTTTGAATGCAGAAGTAACATCGGCAGCTTTGGAAATTCCTTTTAAACATAGGCCAAGTATGATAGCTAGAATAATTCTTGTAATCACGGACTGACACCATAGGTAGAACAAGTGTTGAAGAAGGTGAGCATGGTGTCATTACTATAACCAAGCTGCGTCTTCACAAAAGTATAGAGTGCATCGTTGATCCTGACGTATTCCCCATTCCAGCCAATGTTCACCGAGTCATAAGGACTCTGAGGGATATTGTCTGCTACTAGGAATAGGGGACCAGGGTCAACTATAGCCAAGCCTTGTTTGAGCTGAGACGTAAGGATACTTAGGGTTTGAGGTATCACAGGCACGATAATAGTAAATCCTTGAAACACTGGATTGGAATAGAATGAACTTATGGTCAATATGGACTCCCTGGATACCGGCTGTATTGCCCATCATAACCTTTTGGTGAGATAGAGGCGTTCGAGAGTTCGTCCTGAGATGCCTGGTTCTGTAGTTCCTGAAGGATGTAGAGATACCTCTGTTCGAAGGCAGTCTTTCTGTCGTCTAGGAAGTAGTCAGAGGCGTAACCCAAAGCAGCATAAATCAGTAGATCAGGAGCTGCTGTAGTCAACCAGTTGACTGATGAATCTGAGATTAGAGGATCAAACTCACCGTGATAAATGACATGTATCATAAGTCCTGAGTTTGCCTTAGGTCCAATAAGGAACCCTGCACCAGAGCGGTAGTAGTACTTGGGATAATCCGAGGTCAATTGATTTGACAGCACAGTCTGAATGTCAGACCGAATTAGCCTATAGGAATAGTTAGGGTCATTCATAGAGATACTGATGACCTCGAGAAGGTCAGTAGGAACCGGGACAACCCCTGAGCCATCAGAAGTATAATTGAAGAGTTTTTCCATAGAAGGGACCCTGAGTGACCTTTGGATCATTCGTGTTCCCATTTCCATGAATGTACTGATTTGAGTTACTGTAACGTCCCTGCGGTTCAGGATGGATACGAAAGATGTTTTCAGGTCACCGTAGTTCACTTATAGTCTCTTAGTTGTCGTAATGAAGGAACCTAGGTCTTCGGACCGGAGTTTTGCTAGGATTTCTTTAGCACTATGCTTACCATTAAGAACATCAAAGCCTTCTCGCATCCACTTCTCGACTACAGCAACCGGGATACTAGCGAAACGATGAAACTCGCCGGATACTTGAGTGGACTGAAGACGGGCATCTGCGGTTCCCTGAAGGAACTCATCAGTGATTTCTTGGTCCTTCTTGATGATTAACGGATGATCAACATCATCGTGGAAGGTGACTTTAGGATTAATAAGTTCTGTCATTGTTTCATTAGTAAATAAAGGGTCCCCCGAAGGAGACCCTAAAGGATAATAACGTAAGTAATTGAAATTACACAGCTTTCCGGATGTAGGCCGAAGCGAGGTAGTTCTTATGCTTAAGACCAAACTCACCGACAATCAATTGTCGCTCAGAGTCACCAATCTTAGCAAGAGGCTCACGAGTCCAGGGGCGGAGGGTCTGGAGCTTCCAGTATTCCGTGGAGAAGATAAGGTAGTCCGTAGCAAGCTGGAAGCGGTTCATGACAACCTTGACCTCCCCGTAGGGGGAGACATAGAGGTCAACCACGTTCACAAGCTTACGAGAGGCGGTCTTGTCTTCGGTAGGAATGGTACGATAGCGACCAGCAGCGGCCGCATAGCTAGGGATAACCTGTCCTTCACCAGGAGGAACCATGACAATCTCAGGATCAACACCGTTGATGTAAAGGTTCTGAAGGGTGGTAAGGAAGAGAGCTTCTGTCATCGCAGTACCTGCACCGCCAGTGTGTGGGTCAAGGCCTACAGAGGCCGTAATCAACGCCTGATAGGCTGCGGTCTTACGAGCGACACCAGCAGAACCGACGACAGCGGCCTGACCGGAGAGAAGGATAGCTTCGAGGTCACGCTTGAGTTCTTTACCGAACTTCATGACCTGATACGCGGTCTCTTTAGCACGACCATAGCGAGCCACGGCATCCGTGGTCTCTGCAATTTTCACGGCCTTACCGAGAATTTGCGTGTAGTTCGAACGCATGACCGTAGGGACACAGGCTGCTTCGGTAGCATCAAAACCATCGACCTGAGCGTTCGAAAGGTTGACCGCAGCAAGAGCGTCTTCTTGCCACTGATAAAGCGTGTTATGGACTTTCTCGGAACCGATAGTCGTCTGGAAAGGAGTATCGGTGGGAGAGATCATCGTGATAATATCGGAGATGTCTTCCTTTTTACCGAGGACCTCATAGGTAGTATAAGTATTAGCCATTGTCTTTCTGAAAGATTAGTGATGAAACAAAAGGGTTATTTGTCAGACCATCGCGAAAGCAGTAGTTCTGTGGCGTCATCAACGGACCCACTGCGTCTAAACTTATCTTCTGCTTTATTGGAGGCACCCTTCTTGACCTGCTTAGTCACAGGTTCAGGGGTCTCTTTAATGATCTTCTTAGCGGTCTTGGTGACCTTAGTTGTCTCTTTAGTTGCCTTCTGCCCTTTGTCATACAAATAGGCCTTATGAAGCAGCTTGAAGACGTGGGGATCAACAATAGATTCAATGGTATCTTTAGGTAGACCGTGGTTCACCGCAAATGACTTTAGATCACCATACAGTTTATCGTCCCACCCTTTGATACCAGTATCAGGATCACTCAGGTACTTCCAAGCCTCTTGTCCCTGTCTGTGTAGCTCTTGACGACTTTGTGCCTGCTTTTGCTGTAGGACACCATCAAGACCTTGCTGAAGGAACTGAACATCACTCCAAACTTTCTGAGCCTCGGAATGTAGAGCCGAGAGTTCTTCTTGGGAGACGTCAGGGTCTTTGGTAAGAGCAATCCAGTTAATCTTAGAATAAGGTTCCCATCGATCTTGAGCACGCTTAAGCATGGCTTCAAGACCAACCTGATGTCTAGCAAGGGTCGCTTCGGACTGCTTACGTAGTTCGGCTGTTTCCTGAGATTTCCTTGTCAATGCTGCTTCCTGACCGTAAAGTCGAGTAAGGTCAGCAACCTTAATCTCGATTTCCTTACCATCAATCTTAGCCTTTACATAGGCATCAGCATCGTTCTCAATGATGACTTTCTGCTTAGGTTTACTCTTGGTTTCACCTCCGCTATCATCATCGTCATCTGAGTCCTCATCAGAGTCATCCTCGGATTGATCTTCATCGTCCTCGGGTTCTTCTTCAGTGTCCTCAGGTTCTTCAGTGTCATCACTAGTGTCTTCGGATGGCTTACTTGCGTCCTCAGTATCACCAGTCTTCCAGCGTTTCAGAAGTTCTTCTGCTCCGCTGATTTCCGTATCCGTATCGGCGCTGTTACGAGTAGCCGGGTCCATTAGTCGGTTGTATCCTTAGTTTGGTCTGCTGCTCTTACAATCTCTTCGGCAGCACTGACATATTGTTTAAGTCCCTCAAAGAAACTATTGAGAGCATAGTGTTGATAATATAGCGACTCACGTGTTTTTACTTCGTGAGGCTGTGTGTTGGAAATAGAGGTAATAAGCAGTTCCTTTTCTGATTGAAGGAAAGCCATAAGCTCTTCGTTGCTCAGAATTGTAGCTGCTTTAATACCTCTCTGTAGGATGTCTTCTTGTGTCACTTGGTTCTTATACTAACTGTTAGGGCTTACAATAAACTTTGCTTCAGGGCTAGCCTGTTGCTCTTCCGCAAGAGCCATCTCACGTTGACTGATATCAATCTTATTTGCGATATCAACATCCTTCCGGATAGCATCTTGTTGCTTGAGTTCGTTAGTAACTTTGTTCTTCAGCATATCAAGCTCAGCCCGCATCTTCTCAATGAGAGCATGCGTGTCCACCTTCTTCATAGCGGCCTGTGCAGTGACCATAGTCGCTTCCGCCTTGGTCTTCTCTGCCATAATCTCTGCCATGACTTGCGGGTCTGGCTGCGGTGGCGGAAGTTTCTCTGGTGGCGTCAAGTAATCATTGACATTAGAGATGCCTCGCATCTTGGCAACATCAGTAGCCATCTTATAACGATTCTGAATGGTAAACATACTGGATGTCTGAGGGTCCTGAGCCCACATGACAGCCATCTGCATGTACCTATCAGCTTCACGGTCCATCTCACCATAACCTAGGTGAATAGACACAGAGCACATCTTACGCTCCTTCCAACGCCTTGGATCAATAGGATACCAAGTGCCGTTAAGGTTCTGGATGCTCTCTTTGTCTTCGTTCTTAATGACGATATCATAGACCTTGAGCCACAAAGGAATGACAAACTGGTTAGCAAAGTTCCTAGCGATAACCTTTTGTCTAGTCTGACTCATGTTCACTAGGTCTTGGATCATCCCCTGTGAGTTTTGGTTAGACACGGCGTCTTTATTGAGACCCTGAGACAACATCGAGATACCCGTCATCTTCTCCTGGTTAGCCTGAAGTAACTCAAGCGTAGGGAAGACAAACGTGTTCAAAGGTGCCTGAGGTAACGGTAGTACAGCATCAGGCCTAGTGACATTGACGATACCGCCGAGACGGTTGTCTAGGAGTTCCCTAGGGTTCGTGAGTCCACCCTTGACCACCTGGTACCTAGGGTTATTCGTGATAGACGCATGGTCTACGATGGACCTCAGGAGGTTAGACCTTAGGTTCTGATAAGGAATAACTCTAGCAGCGTAGTTGTTACCATGGAACGCATGAGGAATAGGTATTGGGGTCCATGCGACAAACGGTAGGTCATCGACTTCCTCTATGTCCAAGGTCTCATGTCCACATCGGACAATCTTATAGAGCTTAGAGTGCTTATCGCCC